TGCTTCTTCCACACTGCTTCTAAAGCATCATCATCATTTAGTAGAGGACTTGGTGAATCGAACTCTGACTTATCATAGTTCCAGAAACCATCCTTCTTCTGCAACTTCAACTTGAAGTTAGCACCTTGCCAGAAATCAAAAGGATTGATTGGTGTCTCATCTTCAAACTCTGGTTGCATAACATCCATAACCTTGTCAAAGATCTTCTTACCGAATTTGTAAAGAAAAACTCCACCCTCATTTTGAGGATTGGTAGGATCTTTTACGACATAGATGTTTGCATAGTAGGAAAGCTTACGCTTTTGCTTACGTACTGTATCTTTATCTGATTCATTACCACTATTCCATAGAGATCTATTTAAATCTCCAACAGGATCTTTTCCTCCCACAGTAGTCAGGGAGTTCTCAATGTACCAGCCACCTGGTCCTTGGAATGCGTGAGAAAATAACTTTACCCAAGGGAGATCTTCTCCATCTGGTGCAGGTAGAAATCTAATAACAGCATAACCGTTACCACTCTTGTCCATCTCTGGTTTCCAGAGACGATCATCGGTGTTACTACCACCTGTGTTATTCATCTTCTCGACTTCTTTGACTAGCTTGCTAGTTAAAGAGCCCAAAGAGCTCTGCTTTTTAAGGTCTGAAAAACCCATTCGTATTACCTCGTATTGGTTGTATTTGGCTTGTTTGTACTCAATTATTCTACTTGAAGATCTATGACCTGTCAAGTTGTTTTTTCATTTCATTGATTGCTTTATTCATTTGCCCAAACATTAGAGATAGATCCCCATTCTTAGGGAACCCAAACATTTCGGCACTATCAGTAATCTGTTTTTTCATCGCCTGTGCTTGAGGATCATCTGATAAACTAACTCTTTGATAAAGAATCTGTTGTTTATGTAATAATCTTTCAAGAGCATTGATGTGTTCAAATTTATCCCTATCATTCATATCAGGGAAAGTCCAGACGTTAGAGTAGATTTTATTTTGTAAAATCTGTATCTCTTTCATCTCTTCTTGCACTATTTCTGAATCGAAGAAACTCATTTGGAAACAATCTGTTTTAGAATTTTTTTAAACTTGAATACATCTATATTTATGAAGGTATTATATTTTTCCATCCTCATAGAGAGGAATTTCCATACTGGATCTGGTAACTTTTTATCAAACTCTTTTTTAAATCCTAATATCTTATCAAGTAATATTAAAGTCTCTAATGATATATTATTTTGCAAATGTTCCTTCACTAAAATAGGATGCTTACTTCCTTCTATCTTAAACACACTATCAAAATCCTTACCAGAAAATAAATCTCCCACCTCTTGCTTGAACATATAAGAAAGTGATTGTAATTTCTTTCTCCAATTGGTATAATTCTTCTCACCATTCTTCATGATCTCTCCAATCCATAATGATTGAGGATCATCACAAGAAACAAAATTAGATACAAAGAAATCTACTACCTCTTCATCTGATTTCTGTCTGCTCAATTTCTCAAAGAAAAATCTATCCTTTCTTCTATAAAAAGAATTGATAGATGCTCTAGACTTACCACAATACTTATGGTAGTCATAATTATCCTTTGTAAAATGATTCTTCAGTCCAAGATAGGATTTATAAGTTTCAAAAGGATTCACTTTTATCATATAGGAAGTTTAGCACGAGATGTCCTCTTAAGTAAATTTAATTCCATTGCTTCACACTTAAGTTTCTCTTTCAATGGTTTTGTAATTAACTTAGGTACTGACTCTACGTCTATATTATTCTGTTCACAAAAATGTATAATAGCATCAACATAACTCATTCCATTATTTTTATGAGCAATAACTTCTATTGCTTCTGTGAATCTCTTGGCACAATAGAATTTATTTTCTATTAGCTCATCTAGTTTCTTTCCTTCAGTCTTTGCCATATTCTTGTAACTTGAAGTTAACAAACTCTCTAATATATTCGGAGAGTAACTTAATGTACTTTGCCTTATCACGCTCTTCATAGACTACAACCTCTCCATCTTCACAGGACATAATGATTACAAATTTTTTAACTGGAATTTCCTTCATCTCATACAACATGCAAGCATAAGCAGCACACTGTACAAAATAATGGTCTATCCATTTACGTGGTTTAGGTTTCTTAGATGTCTTAAAGTCTATGACAGCAAGTTCACCTTCATACTCAGCAATACAATCAACTGTTCCTGCCACTCCTAGTTTAAGACTATAAAGAGGTTTCTCAATTGCATGTATATTATCAATAAGATTTAACTTTGGTTTGGATTGTTTAAAAAGAAATTCTGATAAGGGTTGTACAGTAGGAAGATCTTTATTCAAAAGATAATTCTCTGCAAGAGTATGCATATCAGTACCACGACTGGTAGCAGCCTTGGTAACTTTATCTGCTTGCTCATTACCTACCTTTGCTCTCCATGCACGAAAAATCTCACGATTAATCCAACTGGTAACAGAAGTAATGGATACTAGTTTTGTAAATCCCTCAACATCAGGGACATCATAATATCTCACCCCATCAATAGTTTCTCTGTCTAGAGGCTCTATTGATAGATCCACATGATTAAACATTACATCTCCATACCGAGTTCAAGTTTAGCAATGATGTACTCCTTAACTAAACCACTTCTGCAGATATCCTCTGCATTAAACTCTATTATATCAAAGGATGACATATTACGCAAGATACGTATGAAGTCTACTATACCTGTTCTCTCATTTTGTTTTACTAAATCAGTTTGACTAGCATCACCACAGAACATTATCTTACTATTCTCTCCTACCCTTGTAATCATTGAGTCAAGTTCATGGAAGTTTAAGTTCTGGAACTCATCAACAATTAAAATAGCATTATCAAAAGTAGTACCTCTAATAAAAGATGTACTCCAAAAATCTATAGTACCTTGTGCCTTTAAATTACTGTAAAGCATTTCAAATGCAGCATCATCATGCATCTGAAACATATACTTTACCATATGCTTGTAAGGTATTTGATAAAGCCAGGACTTGTCTTCATGATCACCAGGAAGAAACCCAATTTCACGAGTAGCAACAAGAGACCTAACAATATAAACCTTGTCGTAAGGTGTTTTTGGATCCAAGACATCTTTAATTGCTCTATAAAGAGTGATGAATGTTTTACCAGTACCAGCACATCCATATGCTACCAGGTTTTTACCTTCATCATACTGGTCAAAAAACCTCTCTTGGTTAGGAGTAAGAGGTTTTATTTCCTTAATTAAATCTGTATTAATTGGTTTCTTTCTTTTCATGACCCTATTACTCATCCCATTAGGATTAGTGCTTATACCTGAGTTTGCTTTTTTTCTTGCCATACTTAGAAACTATAATCACGGTTTTTGGTAACGTTAGCACCTGGTTGTCTAGATGTTCTATCTAAAACTTCATTCCATCCACTAGATGCTGCTTCTCCTGTCCACTTAAACTCTCTTGATTGACCAGCACAACCTTTTGACCAGTCCTTATCCCAGTCAGGGTTCTCTTTCCTCCATTCATCATATGCAGCCATAGTCATGGAAAGTTCTTTCTCTTCCCCAGTTTCTTTATTTTTTACAGGATATGTTGGCATAATAAGATAATACGTAGTTTTATTTAGACCCATTCAAGGGCTTCTGCAATAGTAGGGAACTGTTCTTTGAATATAGACTTGCATTCATTAGCAATATCCATATGTTCTTTTTGAGTTCCATGTCCTGAACGTAATTTAATATAATGAATCCAAGAACGAGCAGAGCCAGTCATATAGAGTCTAGTAGGAGTAGCAAGAGGTAATACAAACCTTGCACATTCTTTTGCTATACCATCCTCTAACATCTGATTATACAATGAAAAAGCAGAACTGAAAAGAGTCTCCATCTGTTTGTTCAAACTCTCTACTACTTTAGGATCAAGATCATCAATAGAATTCTGTCTATTCTTTGTATCCTGTCTCCTCAATTCAGGTAGTTCAATATTTCCCAAGAGATTACTGTCAGCATACCTCTGACTAAATTCCTGATAAGTAAAACTTCTGTGTCTTAATATTTGCGCTGCAAGACCTCTAGTAGTTTCTATTTCTAGAGTCATGAAAGCTTGTTCAAAGACGGACCAATGCCCGTGCTTGATGCAGTAACCTAGTAAACCAGCTACCTTTGGATTGTCTTGGTTTTTGGGATTGCTGACTCTTGCTACGTACCCCATATGCTTCTCTGCTTCTGGAGTTACGCTCACTAACTTCACTTTCATGTTGTTTCTTCTCAGTCTTTATACGTTTACGTACCATCTTAGCATACCTCACATCTTCTTTACTGTAAAGTTCTGGATGCTTTTTTGCTAACTTGATAATCCTCTTAGCTGCCTTCTTGTCCTTCATACTTGCTGAAATACGCTCTAAAATAATCGACTATGCCACTAGTGGTGGATTGTTTTTGTGTCCACTCGTCAGCACATTCATATATGTCCTTGAGAGAGTATTTAGACTTAAGAGGATCTATATCCCCATACTTTTTCATGAGAACTTTAAGAGACTCTGCTCTGAGATTTAGTTTTTGTTCTGAATACTTATCCATCGTCATCTTCGAAGACTTCATCATAACTGGTTGGAGGTGAAGAAAATGCATAATCCTTTTTCCTATCAGTGTAAGCATCTACATCAGAATAAACTTCTGATTCTAGTTCAGTAACTATATTCTTAAGGTCAAATAACAAAACCTTTAATTTTCCCTTGTCCATGGCTTTATTTTTATTTAGTTATTATAAGCATAAAAAAAGGAGGGGTCAACCCCCTCCTTCATTTAGTCTTAAAATCCCTATCAGACAGCAGTAAGAACACGCTTGTGTCCTTCGGAATCAACAAGGAATTTTACTCCACGGTAAATTTCCTGATGCTCTGATCCTTTAACTTCTCTGTTAGGACGATTCTCAGTGTCATAGATGACACCACGGTAAGTGACTTTTGCCATTGGGTTTCTCCAAAGTAGTAGGGTGTTTAATCCGTTCCTTTAGTCAACTTGTGCGTCCTGAAAACATCCTTCTACATTAGCTTTTATAACCTCAACAAGCGATTGCTTGTCTTCATCGGTTACATGTCTAGATCTTTTGACGTTGTTGATAAGATCTTCAGCGTCAGCACATGCAAGAGCAGTGGCTAATAATGGTGCAAAAGGTATCATAGGATGAACGATCCGTTCCGAGTCGGCTTACTTGCGACCTGAATGTATCAGGTTGAACGATTGTGTTAATATTAACACAGTTACTTTATTTAGTCAATTACTTTTGTATTATGTGTTACACTTTTTAACCTGTCCTATCCTCCATGACTTATAACCCCAACCTTTCATCTTATCTTGAATATCAGTTACTACTTCTTCAGGAACCACTAAACAATATCCAATTCCCATATTAAAAGTTGTTTTCATATCCTCTTCTAGAATATCACCATCACACATTATCTTACTAAAGAGTTCTGGTAAAGGCCATGAATTATAATCAACATCTGCAACCAAACCATCAGGAATACATCTTGGAAGATTCTCTGGAATACCTCCACCTGTAATATGTGCCATACCTAGGATAGGAAATTCATCCATTAATTTCTCAACCAATGACGCATAAATTATAGTTGGTGTAAGTAACTCAGGAGTATCTTTAAGTTTTATTTTATGATGAAATAATAATCTTTCAATTAAACTATATCCATTACTATGAAGACCACTACTCTCTATCCCAACAATTACATCATCCTCTTTAATAAGTCTTCCATCAACTATTTCAGATTGTTCTACAATACCAGTACAAAATCCAGAAAGATCTCTAATCACATCTGCATATCCCATATGCTGTGGATGTTCAGCAGTCTCTCCTCCTAACAAAGAACAATAAGCACTATGACATCCAGATACAATACCTTCAATTAATGGTGTTAGATATTCCTGATTGAGTTTAGATGTACAAATATAATCTAAAAAATATAATGGTTTAGCACCACAAGTGATTACATCATTAACACACATAGCAACAAGGTCTATACCTATACCATGCATAGCAGACTTATCAGGACCACCACATTCTAATTGGGCAATCTTTAATTTAGTTCCTACACCATCAGCACCAGAAACTAATATAGGTTTCTCATACCCTAATGGCACACTAAACATTCCACCAAATCCACCATACCCACCAATCACATGTTGAGTATGAGTAGATACTATACGGTTCTTAATACTCTTTACAAAAGCATTACCTGCTTCTATGTCAACGCCAGCATCTTTATAATTCATTAATTAGTCCTCAATAATAGGTCGTTATCATAGATTATTTGAATACGTTTTGCAGTCTGACCGTTAGTATTAATAAAATTTTGATGTAGATAGTCACCACCTAACTTCTTTGCTAGATATTCAATCTCATAAAGAATCTCTTTCTTCACATCATCAGATAAATTTGGCATTATAGTTGAAACTCATCCCATGCTTTTTGTGCTTCTTTACTCCTAGT